TCTCGCTTGAAAAAATTATCAAACGCTAAATTGTCCACCTGTGAACCATCAAACATAGTAGTATCAACAGACACCGCTTGCTTGATATCGGTCGTTAATTTTTGAGCTATATCTGTATAAGTTGTAACAGACATATTATGATCAGGGTTATTAGCATAGATCATAGGAGGCTCAACATTAACAGGACGCGAAAATCCAAAATTTCTGGAAAACTTAGCCACAATACCAGCTGCTTGTTCAACTGGCGTAGCAAAAGGTTTCAGGAACGGTATTTCTGAAAGAGTACTAGCTGCCTTACCAATAATAGTAGCAGGAGTAGACACAACACCTTTGTATTCTGATTCCACTGAGTCTGTAGCAACAGGCATATGTAACTCAACATTTTCCAACCAAGCATGAATAGAACATGTAGTTGATGGAGCTGTGGCAGCATCACATCGGACGTATGATGCCACATTATAAACATTGAATACATAATTAGATTGCGATGCAGCTTCCAACTCACTTATATCGTAGTAAAGTCTAGTGGCCAAGAAAGGCAATTTAAAAATATGCGGAGTCCCCATAGATGGATTAGTATACTGACATTCAAGATGGGAGTTGCCATAAATATTCGTAAACCTACTTTCAGTAGAAGAAGTAACAGGCGTGACTGACAATTGCCTACAACCATACACAAAAGGCATTGGTGTCTCACTATACCTAACAACTAAAGTTGCTCGCAAGTATCTAAAATTAGCAGTTTTACGCTTTACAGTTGCATTGTTACAATACAATTGAAACGGGTTTATCGAAAAATCAGCAGCAGTACTTGCTCCAGAGTATATTTTTACAGGTCGTGAAAAAAATGAAGATATATCGGAGTCAGCAGGACCCAATGTAGGTAAGGATATAGCGTCCCTACCAATAATGGTTTCTGGTTGACTATCTTCAAAACCAGTCATAACTTGCATAGTAGCAGCAGGCATTGAGTTTTGATTTGAGACAGAGTTGTAATGTTCATCGATAGCAGTAGCTGTCCCACTAGTTGCATCTGTATTATTATTATTATTATTATTCATGATCGTATTAAATTTAGTCAGAACGTGCACGGTCAACACTGTTCTCTAGGAAGTTCATTTAGACGTTTTTCGTCTGGTTTCCCCGGTCGCAAGTTAGTACTCCAACATCCATGCGACTTCTCGTAGGTCGTTCCCTGTTTAAAGTCCACCCATAGACAACTTACTCTCTTTAAAATCAGAGAGAAGTTGATCAAAGGTGGGCCAAGAATCTTCAGGTAACAAATTAAGAATCTTAGCTTTATACAGCAAATCTTTTAAGTAAATAGTTTTCTCTTCAAAAACTTCTCTACCATAAAAGAAATACTGTCGATGCGCATCCCTTATGTTATTATAAGTAAGGACCGCATCAGTATCTGATGAGCCTTTCAGAAAATACATAATCTGCTCGATGGATTTTTCTTCCAAGGGTGCAAAATACGCTCCTGC